GCCAAGAACGATTTCGAGATCATCGTGAATCTGGACGAGGGTCGGTATCGCGTGACGATCAAGCCTGAGAAGGAGCCGACCCCATGACCGCCACCCAGCCCGAAGGATTGGATATGACAGACGAACTGAAGCAAGCTGGACTCGACGCCCATCTGCGCCGCTTGGCAGAACAGGAGCAGGGTATGAAGTCAGAAGAAGAAGACGTTAAGCCGCACGGCTGGAAAGGCAATCCTGACATATCCCCTGCCGCGCCAGCGCAATCGGGGGAGCCGGTGGCGTGGTTCATCGCCGACGACAACGGTGAAGTGTATCGCGCGACGGGATACGAGCATGAGCGCGACCAGTGGCGCGCCGTGGGCCACGAAGTGCATCCTCTCTACGCCTCCCCGCAGCCAGCACAGACTGCGCAATCGGAGGCGGTGGCAGAGATGATTGTGCGCAAGAAGGACGTGAAGCTGATCGCATGGTCGAAAGCAGCAAATCTGCCTGAGGGAAAATACAAACTCCATATTGCAGCCGCCCAGCCAGCACAGACGGAGCGGGCGCTGACGATGGACGAGTATCACGAAGATTACGGCAACGTGGTCTGGTGGACTTGGGAGGATGGGGAATGGCTTGGTGAGCCGGCATGGATCGGCACACCGAACGACAGCGACTGGCCCGGTTATCACACGCACTGGACGCGGCACCCCGATTTCCCATCCGCCGCGCTGGCTAAACAGGCGAAGGGGGTGTGAGATGAAGGTCCGTCTCGACGAATGGCTCAAACGCGAGTTCGATCCGCCGCCAGCAATTCGCACGGCTCGCCTGTGGATCAACGCTGGCAAAATCTATCCCGCGCCGGTCAAGGTCGGTCGGTCGTACTATGTCGAGCAGAATGCCGTCTTTCAGGATGGCGTCGCCCGCCCCTCCCTCGCCCAACGGGTATTAGAAAAACATGGCCGCACGCCCTAGAATCCGCCGCCGCGCAAACTGGCCTGAAAACCTTCATGAGCCGCGCCCGGAATATTATGTCTGGCGCGACCCGATCACGAAGGAGATTCATACGCTTGGGCGCATGCCACTTGCCCAGGCTATTCACGAGGCTCAACAGGCAAATTTCGCTATCGCCAAGCTGAAGCCGACGACGACCCTCGCGGAACGGCTGAACACTCCCAAGGAAACGGTTGCCGATCTGTTGCTCAGGATGCCGGCCGGCAAAGCCAAACCAGAGACGATCCGGCATCGCAAATACGTGGACAACGCTATCCGCGAAGAAATCGGCACTGTGAAGTGTGCCGAGCTGACGACCAAGCACATTGCCGACATGCTGGAAAAGATCGAGGCGCGCGGCAAGATGCAATGGTCGGTGCACGTGCGCAGCCGCATGAAGGTGCTGTGCCGCCGCGGTAAAGCGCTTGGCTGGATGAAAGAGAATCCGGCGACGGACACCGAGCGCGCGACAGTGACTGTGAAACGCCGCCGGCTGACGTTCGACGAATTCCAGCGCATCTATGAGAAAGCGCCAGAGGCCGCGTTGTGGTTGCAGAACGCCATGCTGCTGGCGCTTGTTTCCGGGCAGGACCGGTCGACTGTCGCGCGCTGGGAGCATGGGTTCCAGCAGGACGGTCATGCAGTGCTGACGCGTGGCAAGACGGGCGTGCGCATCGCGATCCCGCTTGAACTGCGCCTAGATAAGCTCGGTATGACGCTCGCCGATGTGATAGCCAAGTGCCGCTCTACCGGAATCATCAGCAAATACCTGATCCACCACATCCGGCCCAACGTCAACGCACCGAAAGGCTCGGCGATCAAGCTGAAGACGATCACTGCGAAGTTCAAGGAAGCGCGCGATCTGGCCGGGATCACTGAAGACGACGCACCGACCTTCCACGAAATGCGAAGCCTGACGAAACGGCTTTACATGGAACAGGGCAACGTCGACACGAAGGCTTTGCTCGGCCACATGACCGACGCGATCGCCGATCTGTACGCCAATTCGCGCGGTCTTGAGCCGATAAAAGTGCGGATAAACGCTGGGTAGTTTTGAACGAATTTTGAACAGTTGTTGAACACCCTATGCTAGGCGTGGCTTTGCGGGCGATGTCCCCTGTTGAAGTGGTAAAGCGCGACGGAACGTCTCAAACCCAATACCAGCATGGTTTACAGGATGATTTTTCGGTGCTTTTTAGACTGCAAAAACGTCCTGTTGCGTCGTAAACAAATCAAGCACTTACGCAGGGTTTTGAACAGCCCTCAAGAAATCGGTGTATCGTGCCGATGTTCAATAAATAGACGAAAACATGCTTAACCTTATCCGGTCTTTTAAGAAATTTCTTGCCTTCCCACCGATTCCGGATCCCGGCCCTTTGCGGGATGCCTACGAGGCTGGATACACCGCTGAGTCTTATGCGCGTAATCCGCATCCAAAGGGGACGCAATACTATGAGGCGTGGAGCAATGGGAAGCTCGACAGGGACAAAGAGGAATATGTCTGGTAGCGCTGTGCGCGCAGTGTAGAATCCGCGCCGTCCTACCGAGAAACTATATGAAGAAACTCGACAATCTCACATCCTTACGATTTCTTGCGGCTACCGCGATAGTCATTGAGCATTGCCGCCCCGCTTTCCGGTCGATGGATTGGATTCCGGTCTTCACTTACGACTTCGGCGTCAGCTTCTTCTTTGTCCTGTCGGGGTTCATCCTGTGCCAGAGATACCGTGATTTCGACAGCATCGCGGGCTTACGCGATTTCTATGTAGCGCGCATCGCACGCGTCTGGCCCCTTCATCTGTTCACGCTTTGCGTATTCTTCCTGCTGGCCGACAAGTGGTACTGGAACGGCACTGAGGGCCATCATGCCGGGATGCTGGCAGCTAACATCTTCATGGTGCACGCGTGGATACCCCGCGCGGAATATTTCTTCGCCTTCAACGCCGTGTCGTGGAGCATCTCGACGGAAGCGTTTTTCTATCTCGTGTTCCCGGCCCTGAGGCATCGCTGGTCGCAGACATGGCACTGGAAATCTCTATCGGTCCTGCTGATCGCTTTCCTTGTCCTGACGGTGACGACAGCGCGCGGTGTGGCTCCGTTCGATTTCTATAACCCGGCAGCGAATTCCTCGCTTGGCTGGGGCTACATATCCCCTCTAGTTCGAATCGTCGAATTCGTGCTCGGGATGCTGGCCGCGACTGCGTTTGAACGCCTGCGTAACCTGTCCGGTGGCGTATGGAAATGGACCGCGCTTGAGCTATGCGCAATAGCGAGTATCCCTGTCATCACTGCAGTTGACCGGTCACTGCTGCTGTCGGCCACCGGGGGTAACAGTGCGCAGAGTTCGTGGGCTATGTTCGTAGGTCATGCAGCGGCGGCCCCGGCCTTCGCGCTGGCGGTCTTTATCGCAGCCTTCGGGCGCGGCTGGATCTCACGCGCACTTTCTATCCGGCCGCTGACTGTGCTCGGCGAGGCGAGCTTTGCGCTCTATCTATCCCACCAATTGCTCTATAACGTATTCGTCTCACATCGGGCTATGTTCGGGCACCGACCGGATCATGTGGTGGCTCTGTTCTATTGGGGTTCGGCTATCGTTATTTCGCTGCTGCTTTGGGCGCTTGTCGAGAGGCCTGCTCGCACGTGGATCAGGCACGTGGCATCTCGCCGACCTGAGTTGCCGACGCGCGGGCTGGTTTGACGGATTCGCCTATTTACCGTCAGGAATGATGGCGTCTCCGCCGATGGTTGACGTGAGCGCGTTGTCGCAATGGCCCGGATTAACCTTGTCAAGCAGACCACACAGCACGCAACCCCACTTGCGACCGGCGTTGCGGGCCTTGGCAGAACGCTCGCTGATCGTTTCGTTGCTCGCGCCGAACAGGAAAATGACGTTCACGCCGATGTCGAGCCACTTCAGGATGTTCAGCAGGTAGTTTTTGATGAGGCTCATTGCGGCGTCCCCGGTGTCGATTGAGCAAGCAGCTCGGTTTTACGGTCGCTAGATTGCGAGCTGCCGAAGTAGTACGCGATAACGCTGATCCATGCGGTACCGAGCGCACCCAGCATGAGCATCAGCGCATCATGCGTTGCGGACGGCAGGGGATAGAACATCATCACGGCCAGCACGCCAAAGAATCCGAACGTGACGAACATCGCGAGAAATGGAGCCGTCACGCTCCTGGTGCTGATCTGCATCGCTCGCGCGCTGGCGCGGTCCTGCACGGCGAGACTTGCGAGCGTCTCCGTATCCTTGAACCCGGCTTGAGCCATTGCGAGTGCATAGTCCTGATCTTTCGCGCGCATCGCAGCTAGTTGTTCGGGAGTCGCACCGCTGATCGCCGCGGCGATTGCCCCCTGACGATCGTCCGTCGACGCATCTGGCTTCGGTGTGATACCGAACACGCTTTCCAGCGCCATCACAGCGCCGCCAGCGAGCGGGCCGCCTAAAGCCGTTGCGATCGTTGGCGCGAGCGTCTTGACGACGTTCAATGCTGATGTCCATGCGCTCATGATGCAGCCCTCCGCAAGTTGCTAGCGATTCTGTTTGACCAGCCTTTTCCGAACGATTCCCACGTTCCGAGGCTGGTGTAATAGGCGATACGCGAGGCATTAAAGAGGATCACGATTTTCAGCGGATCAGCCGCGCGCACCGCGGCGGCCGTAATGGCGCCGATCACGCCGTCAGCCGTGACGCCGGCCGCCTGTTGAAGCCATTGCGCCGGCTTTCCGCCGTTGTATGCAGCATCGAACACCTGAAAGCCAATGCGCGGGTCGAACTGGTCGCATTGGAAGGGATCCCAGTAGAACTTCTTCGCGATAGCCTTCGCCGTATCGAGCGGCAAATCCTTCATGTCGCCGGTATAGCCCCAGCCATGTGCGACGCGCGCTGTGATACCCCACATCGTTTCGCCGCCGGGATCGGACGGATTGTTCGAATAGCCGCCCTCATTGCCGATCAGCGCCGAGAATGCATCGTCAAAGCTGCTCATTCGCCACCTCTACGCCCGTTGTTTCGGATCAGATAAAAGGCCTGCAAGCCGATGTAGCAGATGGTCGCGAGAGCCACCCACCAATTGATGTCGTGGGCCACGAACCATAGCCACCAGTTAGCCCCGATGGGGGGAACCGCCTTTGCGGCGCCCGCTGCGATATCTTTCATTCGATACCCCGTCATTTTGTGGTTTATAGTTTCTATTTTTTAGCGCACCCGACGCGCTCGAATGATTCCGTCTGCCGTACAGGTGCTGACGCCAAATCCTATCTGCGCAACCAGAAACACCGTCGTTGTTGATGCAACGCTGATCCGCGTAACGGGCGTGCTGTTGTAGTCATTCTGCCCTGTAGTGAATGGTCCAGAGGACTGCGTAAAAGTTCCTAATGCGCCAGCCGCGCCGGACGTAATGGAGATCCCTTGCAGTTGGAAATTCATTGTGGTTGTCCCTGCCGGATTGACTCTCACTACTCCGGAAACATCCCAATCACCAGCCGTCAGGCTGATACTCGTTATGTTTGCAGTCGTGACATTTGTCAGCGAAACGCCCGTAGCGGTATTGGTTACATACTCGCCAACGCTTCCGGTATTTGCATTGTTGTTCGTCGTCGTACCGACAATTCCGGCAGTCTGGGAGGTCGTGAGGCCGCCGTTGATCGTCAGATTTCCCAAGTCATCCATCGATGCGATAGAGGCCGAGTTTGCGCTGTTGACGATCTGAAAATTGCCGTTGAAAGCACGCAGGAATTTGTTTGGCGTAGTCGCGCCCTGGCCAGATAATTCGATCACCGCCCCACTGGCGTTTGCAGTCGCATTGATCTGTAGCGAGGTACCGGACGTGCTTGTGATGCTCACCGCCCCGGTAAATGATGGAGACGTCAGTTGCGCATAGCCGGTCGCACAGGTGAACCCCGTGCCGCTTGTCCATTGAAGGTTGTTGCCGTTCGCGCTGCAACTCGGCATTACAAACGCTGTGGGGCTTGCTGCCGAGCCTGTGACGTTCGCCACCACCGTATTGGCTGCCTGTGCTGCGAGCGCTGTTGCTGTGACGTTGCCCCATGCAGGAGCCGTGCTTGCGCCAGTCGAGACGATCGCTTGTCCGCTCGTCGATCCGACCGGATTGAGTAATTGCACTGGATTGAGAGTCGCAGCCTGCGTGAGGGACGAAAATAGCAGTGCGAAACAGGCAAATAAGCGTACGTTTTTCATTATGAGAAGTTCCCTGAAGCCAAGAAATTTGTAGAAGTTCCGTCTGTAGAGATACCGCGACCGCCGGAGCTTGAATTTCCGGTGATGACTGTTCGGGTTGCGCCGGCGTTTTGAAGAACAACCAGATCCGGAGACGCACCGACAGCACCAAAACCTCCGGTGTTGTTAGTGATCGATTGGGAGATGGTCACGGGTGCGTGCGCCCATATGCCGATGTCCAGCACCTGATCGAGCGTGTTTCCTGATATCGTGAGTTCGGCTATGGAGGCGCCCCCCGTATCGATACCCACACCGTTGATCACAGTGAACGTGTTGCCGGTAACTGATATCAGTGAGCCGCCATTGAGATACGTGCCCGTTCTCGGGTTCCCGTTCGGAAGGCTCACCGCATTGGTTACCGTGTTGTTTTTGATGGAAATGCCGTTTCCTTCCGCAAAAATTCCAGATTGGAAACTCGGCGCAGTAACGGGTGGATCAGGCAACGGCGAGTTAAACCAATAGTGATTAGGCTGCACTTCAGCCTGACCGCAGCCGTCGACCATGTTTCCAACGATCGTCACGTTATTGCAAATTGCATCCTCAAAAAAGGATACCGAGATACCCGAATAGCCTATGTTTCTGAGGATGTTCCCGGAAACGATGACGTCGTCCGAGCTGTAGATATTTACGCCCGCGCCCGCGATACTTCCGTCAACAACGTTATTTGCGATAACAATGGATCTCGACCGCGGGAAAGAAAAGCCCGTCTCGTTGCTGGTGGTAGCAATGGAATCGTCGGCCGCATTACGAACGGTGTTTCCGATAGCCTTGCAAAAAGTTGACCCCTGCCCGAAATGAATCCCATCGGCTTTAGGGGTGTCGACATAACAGCCCGTCACACTGACGTTATTGCATGTAAAAGTCCAGATACCAGCCACACCGCCGAGCGTGCGGCACTTATCTATCGTGAGGTAATCACAGTTGGTAAAAAGCAGGTTGATCTGGAAGCCGGAACGAAGGTTCGTAAGCGGAATCGAACTCTGTAGTCCGCGTACGGTTATGTTTGAGAACCCCGTCGCTGATAGCCCCGGATTCGTTACCCCGAGCGAAGATATAAGCCCAGATCCTGAGCCGTCTATTTCAATGTTCCCGCACGGCAGCACCCATCCTGCCGGAAGATAATAGCTATTCGCCATCCGTACGCGGCCACCGCCGTTAAGGGCTAAATATGCGTTCAGTGCTGCAAATGCTGTGGTGTTGTCCGTGCCGGTTGTGCCATTCCAGTCGCCCACCGCGCCGAACATTTCCGGCGTTACGAATAACTTTGAGATAGCAGCCACGCGCGAACCGGGAGCCAGATTCACATCGCCGACCGCTCCAGGAGCAATTTTCGAGGCCGTGACGCTCCCATCTGCGGGGACGCCGATGGAAATGGTATTACCGATCTTGACGGTGACGGTCTGCACGCCTACAGGAATAGGCGAATTGAAAGTCAGAGTTACGCCATTAATCGATGCAATCTGGTTGTCAGCCTGATAGGTCCCATCGAAGAAAATCGACGTGTTGGCGATCGAACCGGGTCCGGCGTCGAGCGTTAGTTGGGTCGTTGTTCCGGGGATGAAGGTTTTCCCCGTACCATCGCCCGCGACGAACAGATCGTCCGTCATGTTGCCGATCAGGCCACCGCTGGAATCCTCTGTGATCTGATCCCAGATGGTCACGCCCGATGCATCTTTCACGATCTGGCGATAGATTCCCGCGCCCCATATGAGCGCCTGCCCGCGGCTATCGAGCGGGACTGGATTAGGATTGGCGATCGTACCTGCCATGTCCTGATAGGTCGGCTTCGGGTTCAGCGTGCCAGGAAAATAGAACCCAACTGTTCCAGAGGCAAGCGGCTGCCCGGCTGAATCGATGAACTGTGCTTTCCCGTTTGGAATTAGCTGCATGTGGGCCTCAAAACAAAAAGGCCACCTCTGTGGGCGGCCTATAATGACAAAGCCCTCACAGGGAGGGCTTGGGGAACTACATGTTCGAAGTGCTAGACATCCATGGCGAAGTCATCGCCATATTTGGAAAGAAGCGCGGCACCGCCTTTGTGATTGATGAACAAAAGCTGAAAACTGCAAATGGCTATCAGGTGCCAAAGCCTTATCACTGGCTTGTCTACCTTTTTTTCCCGTTACTTCTCCCAATCGACCTTTGGATTAGAAAACGAATCAAGTAGCTTGTTTGCTGAGCGCTGGTTGACAAACTGCGTAGCCTTGCGTGTGAGTGCTGCACCAGCCGGGCCGGCCACGGCTGCACCGAGCGGGCCGAACATGGCAGATGCTGCGGCGGTCGTCGCGGCAGTCGGCGCCCAGATGACAGCCTTCTGAAGCAGGTTATGCCCCTGCACCGCGGCGCCAGGGTAGGCGGTCGGCTTCTGCAACACGTGGCCGGCATCATTGAGCGTGCGGAACCGGCTCATTTCGGCGTCGTCGAACAGCAGACCCATGCGCGAGCGCTGATCGTTCAGTTGCTTCGTCACCCGTGCGGCGTTCCATTCGGCACCCTGGCCGGCCTTGTTCACCGCGTCAGCAAAGACACCCTTCATTTCGGAAAGCGCCTGCTGCGCCGCCGGCTGAAGCGCATCCGGAACACCATTCAATGTCTCGACAATGTGACGAAGCTGTCCGACCGGCATCGAAGTAAGTTTCTGGCCCACCTTCTCATCCGGGACCATCTGGTTGATGCCGTTCGGGCCTTCCTCATTGAGCAGGGAGGAAATACCCTTGGGATTGTCCAGAACGTTCTTTCGCTCGGCGTGCAGCGCGCGGGCCTGCGCATAGACGTCATCGCCGGCCGACTTCGCGACATCGGTATCGAGCGTTTCCTTGATCTTGCCGATCAGACCTGAGTTCTGCGGCGACCATTGGCCATTGATGTACTGGCGCACGCCTTCCGCCTGCTGTGCGGTCATCGGGTTGAATGTGCCATCGGCGTTGCGGATGCCCTGCTCTTTCAGGTAGGCATTGATGCCGCGGCCGAGTGCTCCGTTTTCAGACTTGCCGGCGAAGTTCGACTTCGTGTCCATCATCGACTTGAACGAATCCGCGTCGATGCCAGCGATCCCGGCCGCGCGCTCGTCGGCCGCCTGGTAGATGCCCTTCACCGCGTTGTCGTAATAGTCATTCAGACCTTGCAGCGGCTGGCGGATGATCTGCCCGGCTTCCTCGGGCGACGCCGCGCGTGCGCCGGTATCCTGCGCGATCTGCTGCGAGTAGCCCTGAAGCGCCGTGTTTTCCTTCGCAAACTGCGCGCGCAGAACTTCACCCTGCGGCGTGTCCGACTTCGAGAGCTGGTACTCATTGCCGGCCGTGAACTTGTCACCTGAAATTGCGCTCGGACGCGTCTCGGTGAGGCCGACTTCGCGCATCAGGTCCAGATTCTTCTGCTGCTGATCGGGGGCAAGCGAGGTCTTGACCGTAGACGGCGCGGAGTCGTCGAACTTCGGCACTTCGGCGGGAGCAGGAGCCGGTGCAGCTGGCGCGGCCTTGCCCGAGTCATTCGCTGCGGCGCCTGCGGTAACAGTTTGCGGCGTCGGCGCCTGCGGGAGATCGGGGCGGCCACCGCTCGCGTCATTGACTGCGGGCCGGTTGGTGCCAACGACGTCATTCTTTGCCACGGCCGAGCGCGCGATGTCCTCGACGTGGTACGGGGTGGTTGTCGGCTGATCAACTTTCATGATGGCCGACAGGTCATTCGCCGCCGCCGACACCGGCAATTGCGCGACTGGCGACTGCGGCAGACCTTGCGGAACCTGACCAACCCCACGATTGGCGAGTTCGATGCTGCCTGGCGTCGGCGCGGGAACGTCAGCGCGGCCGATCGACTTGACCAGACCATTGACGCGGCCGGCGAGTTCCGGCGCGACGATCTGTGCGGTGGCGCTCGGAACCAGATCGTTGATCGTGCCCATCAGCGGGCCCTGGTTCTGCACGAAGTTCTGCTGATAGGCGTTCGTCAGCGCCTTGACCGGCGCGCTATTGGTGATGACGCCGAGCGCGTTGCCAGCGACGCGCCCGATATCGGCATTCGCCTGCTGGCCGCCGGCCGTCTGCGGCTGGTAGGTGAGCGCGTTCTGGACCGATTCTCCGATCTGCTTGGCGCGGTCGAACGAGACACCGGGCAATGCAGCAGCGCCGAGACGCGCAAGGGTGCTGAGCGGCGTAGCAACGGCGCCGGTGGCGAGCGTAGCAATAGGTTCAAGCGTCGCGCCGATGGCATTGCCAACCGTCACCGGAGCCGGGCCAGTCTGCGCGGGCTTCGTTGCTGGCGCGGCAGGCTTCGGCGCATCCTTTGCCGACAGTACGCTATTTGCCATCGCCAACAGAGGGTCATCAGCGGCCTGCGCGGGCTGTGCCGATGCCGTGGTAGCGGCGGGCGCGGACGAAGCCGCTGGCGAGCCTGATTGGACCGCGTTCGCCATATCGAGCAAGGGATCGCCCGTCGATGCCGGCGCGGCAGACTTCGGCGCGGCGGCCGGCTGTTTCGTTGCTTGCGGCATGATCTGTTGTCCAGTAGCCGAGATGACGGGCGCACCATTCATCTGTTGCGGGCTGAGTTCAGCGGCGTTCGCGCTGCCGGAGATCGCCGATGCAATCGAGTCCCCGAATTTCCTCACCATTCCGACCGCGCCGGCCAGCTTGTTCGCGTAGCCTGAATCCGTCGCATATCCGCCCTTGGCGAGTGCGTTGCCATATGCGGATGCATCAGAGCCCGCGCCAACGGCGCCCTGATACCGGTTGCTGATGAGGTTCGCGAAGTCATTGCCGAAGGCCTGCGGGCTCGAATAGGCGCGGTACTGGTCATTCGAACCGGTCTGATTATCCGTCGCGGCGACGCCCGGCCCCTTGATGTTGCCGAGGTTGTTCGTACCGGGAACGACCGACTTGCCCCAGCCGGTCTCAAGCCCCCATTGTCCGAGCAGGACATCAGGCGCGACGCCGATCTGCTGGCCGACGCTGGCCGCGACCGGCGCGTATTGCTGGATGAACCCCTGAACGTTCGGCATCAGAATGCCCCGAGTGCCTTCATGGCCTGATAGTCCTTCGTCCACTGCTGCAACTTGCCGTCAGCCTTCATCTGCTGCATCGCGGCCTGCTGATCAGCCGGATCGCCGAGCGAGCGGACATAGGACACGTCAGGATTGAACGCCTGATTCCACTTCGTTTCGAACTGCGGAAGCTGGCTTGTGTTGTTGCCGTTCTGCGAGAGGAAGTTCGTCGTCGCATTCGAGCGGTCAAGCACGGCCTGCTGCAAACCTTTCACGTGCTGGATGGACGACAGAAGCGCGGGCGCGTTCATGTTGTGCGGATCGGGCTGGCCGGCCTTCGCCGCGGCAAGGCGCGAATCGCTGCCCGAGAGGCCGAGCGCGGACGCCGCCTGATCTGCCGCACCGTTGAGGTAATTGACGAGCAACTGATTGTTTTTGACGGTATCGGAACCCGCCTGAATGCCAAACGTGTTCAGCAGCGCCGGCACATTGAGCGCAGACGCGCCACCCTTGCCCGGCAATGCTGCCTTAGCCGCCTGCGTCGCGAGGTCATAGGTCTGCATCATCGGCTTGGCCTGATTCGCCGCAGCCTGGAGCGTGCTATACCGCGTGCCTGCCGCGTCGGCTACGCCTTGCGCACCAACCGGGGGCGCTGCGGAGAATCCGCCGCCGGGAAGCTGTCCGGGAAGCTGGCCAGGAAGCTGGGACGGAGCGGCGCCGGGAGCGCCGGGAGCACCACCTTGACCAGTAGGCGCCGGTGCGCCACCTTGCGCCCCAGCAAACTGCCCCTTCGTGATCATCGTTGGCTGGCCGTTCTCATTGACCGTGACCGGCGTCGCAGCATCGGACGGCGACAGGCCGTTCTGAACCGTGTAGCCGACCGTGCCAACGCCGCCAAGAGCGAGAGGATTCTGATTGACCGCAACCGTCGCCGGGCCAGTGTTGACTGGCGCGAACTGAGGCTGAAGCGCTTTCAACTGATCGCCCACGGCACCTATGGCCGACAAATGCCGTTGCAGCCACATCGAATTCTGTTGCGGCGTTGAGCCGATCGGCGGAAGGTCGGTCAGTTGCCCCATAACCTTCTGTGCATCACCGCCATAGTTGTGCACGAACTCAGTCGCGGTCTGCATCACATGCGCCTGAAAGTTCGGGTCTGACGGATCAATAGATCCAAGCCGTTGATTCAGGAATCCATTCTGCTTCACGGCAAGGTCAAAGTTGCCGGTATTCAGCGTCTGTTGCTGCTGCTTCTGCGTGTTGATGCCCTGGATAACCTGGGGCAGGTTGTACGCAGCGGCGGGGTCCTGGCTCAGGATGCCGACGAGTTTGTTGTTGTCAACCTGGCCGGTCGTCGGATCGGTAGCCTGCTGATAAGCGGAAGACGTGGCGCGATTGGCGTCGAGTTGCTGTTGCTGTGCAAGGCCACTTGCATTGAGCGCGCGAAACTGCGCAACCGACAGTGCCTGCTGCAATGGGTTGATAGGCGCAGGCCGGTTGGCGTTTAGAGCGATGGTCGGATCGATGGGCATTTTTTCCTCTAGACCGTGAAGCCGTACTGGTTATTTCCAGAAGTCGTGCCGCTCGCGACAGGTGCAGAGGGATTTGATGCGCCACCGGCGTTATTTGTCATCAGGCTATACGTCAATGCTGAGTTACCGGCGCCATTCAAGCCGGCCGTGAGCGCATTAGCGCTTCCGATCGTGCCCGCTGCTTGCGCGTTCGCACTGCTCGTGAGCGTATTGCCGATGTTGCCGACCGCCTGCGCGCCGAGTGAGCCATTCGTGGCCGCCGCGTTCTGGCCGCTTCCGACGATGCCGGTTAATCGGTTCGCATTGTTCGCGGCACTGTTATAGTTCGTTTGGAACGTTCCCTGTGCCGTGTTGTAGTTCGCGTTATAGGTATTCAGCGCGCGGTTGAATACATCGTTGTAGGTCGAGTCAGCCAAGCCCGTCGCATACGAGGCAGCGCCCTTCATGGCCGCTCCAGACACACCGAGCCCACGTGCGGCAGCGCTGTTCTGAACCGCCTTCAGACCTTGCGTCTGTGTGAACTGATAACCCGGCGTAGATGCGGCATCGGCCGCTGTCGGCGCATTGAACGCGCCATAGCTGAACTTCTGCTGAAGCGGATTGCTCGAATTGACCGACCAGTCTGAGTTGTAACCGAGCGCTGTCTGCAATGGATTGATGGCACCTTTGCCAAAATCCATATATGGCTGTAGATTGGCCTGCGTCTGGTTCCATTGATCGTTTTGCAGATGCGCCGCATCTTCGGCGGCTTGCGCCTGCGTATTCGCTGCACTTTTCGATGCGCTTCCGCTTATTGCGGCGGATGCGATCGAGCCAACGGCCGCTGCTGCAAATCCCCATGGCATGGCGTTACCCCTTAATCAAAACTTGATCGACCTTTTCAGGATCGGTTTCATCAGTCGCGTGCACGCAGAACCAGACCGAATCGGTGATGGCGTCAATGCGATGCACTTTGCCGGCCGGTATAACCATCGCGGTAGGGCCGATGTGCTTTTCCTGCGCACCGTCAATGCATACGATGACCTCGCCGGCAGCCAGAATAGAAATGTGGTCGTATTGGTGTTCGTGCGTCTCAGCGTAATGGCCGGCCGGAAGCGTCATCTGCTTGGCGTACTCGCGCCCTGAGAAAAAGTGCTTGACGTGCAGCTCGATCATTTGAATTTGTCCGTTCGGATGCAGACGATCAGCGTGATCCTGTCCTGATCGCTGCGATTCTCGACCCAATGATTCTTGCGGTTGTCGAAGCGCCAGATTTCCCCTTCGTTTGGGTTCAGCGCTTCAGTTTCGCCGCCGTGATCGCAGAAGAATTCAGCGCCCGGCGCGCTGCGCAGCGACACATAGAACTTGTCGTAATACTCGACATGCCATCCGCAATCGACGTGCGGAGCAATGCCGCCACCGGGAGGAATGCAAGTGATCAGGACGCCGCCGAGCATTTCACCTTCGACCTTAGCCATCAGATCGAAAACGATCGAGCGCATTTGCGGCAACGTATGCCACGCCGGATACCATACCGGGACATGCTCTGCGTTGAACGATTCGCGATCCTTGTACCGGGCCTTGTCGTTGTAGCGAACCCAGATATCCGACATGCGTGAATGCGGGCTGCCATCAGACTCCTTGCGCTCCTTGTGCGCGTCCCAAAGCTCCGGTTGAGCGTCGATAGCAGCCATCAGCGGGTCAACAGCAACGCCCGATTCGATTTTCAGAAAATGTTTCACGCGTTAGCTCGGGACGAATTCGATACCACTGATATTCAGCGTGCAGGCGAGGCCATCGGCGAAAAGCTGCGTGCCGGGCTCGGTTTTGTGATTCACGATTTCCGGGACCGAGATGGTCGCGCCCGCGCTAACGGTCTTGCTGGCGATCTTCGTCGGCGATCCGGCAGAGCCACCAGTCGGAACCTTGTAAATGTTCACCGTCACAACGGCGCCGGTCGGGTTGCAGATGCTGCCGGCGTGGATCGCGCCAGAGGTGCCGCCGGGCGTCGTGTAATACGAAACGGCGCTTGCAGTAAGCGTCTGAGCCGCTACCATTTCGCGGTATTTGGTCGTCATGCTTTAGCCTCGCGCGTAGACATTGGACACGCCAACCGGAATCGGCGACGTAAATGTGATCGTGTTGCCAGATACGCTGTACTGATCGGTCGCCTGGAACGTGCCATCGAAGTGCACCAGCACAGCAGCCTTGGATGTGTAGACCTTCGATAGCGTCAGGGTCGTGGTTGTGCCTGGTGTGAAACCCGTGCCGCTGGCGAAAATGTCCTCGACCGGATCGACCGCGGTAAACGGGATTGCGACCGGGTCAGGCGGGAAATCGGTGAGGAACTGTGGTACCGCAACGGGCAGCGCATTACCGTCAAAATCAGGCTGAAACAGTGCATACGGCACCTGTGCATCAATCAGCGGCGTGAAATCGGTCTGTGCCGGAGGCGTAGGCGTTCCACCACCACCGGTGCGCTGGAAGATCGCGAGAAGGAAAGCCCACCAGACTTGCGTGATGCGGCCGGTCTGATCGAGAAACGGAACACCCGGATTCGGGATATTCGTGTTCGTCGAGTCGCTCACGTGCGCGCCCTCGACACGTCAACCCAAGCGCCATTCAATGCAGTCTTTACCGGTGCCGACCATGACAGTTCGAACACACGATCACGTGCATAGCCGAGTCGCTGATACTGGATGGAGGTCAGGTATTCACCGACCTTGCCAAGCGAGCCAACGACCCAATTGCCCCAGCTGCGCCCGCGATCATCGCTCCAACGCAACCGGATTTCAGGCGGTGCCGAGTCGTCAGGCAGGCCATTACCGACTTCCATATCTGCGATGAACTGGCGGAACAGCACGCGGTTACCATCGGCACCAAGGATGTGCGGGAACGCGCGCACGTACTCAATCGTGGCGCCGTTGTCCGTATAGTTGTTCTGGTCCAGCATATAGACCAGACCGGTCTGCCAGTCTCCAACCAGATTCCGGCCACCGTTGAACGAATGGCAGTTCATGCGGTGCCGGCTGAACGTTCCATCAGCTTCCAGAAAGCCGCGCTGTGCCCATTGTCCGGTGACGACATCGAAGCACCACGTCGCATTCGCAGTCGGGAATGTCAGCACATAGAAGGCGTGGCCGCCCTGCTGGTAGGAAAAGCCGATTGCATCATCCACGCGCGAATAGCCTGACAGCGCTTCCTCGATGGCGTGCGTCGAAATGCGCTCCGCAACATAATTGCGGCCGGCGAACACAATGTTCTGCCCTTGCAGATCCTGCCCGAGCCAGAACAGCGCAAGATCGATCTTGGCAACCGAGTGCTTCGCAGCGCACCCATGCTCGATGAACACGCCCGGCATGCGGCCGAACGTGAAATCGGAGGCGCCGGTGTTGTACCAGACCTCGGTCGTCAGCTCGCCGAATAGCCAGATTTCACGGTGCATCACCGCGAGCGTGACGAGATTGTCCGAATAGGTCGATTTGGAGGCGATATCGAGCGGATCGAATGTCACTCCATCGAACAGAGAGATATAGAACTGCTGCGTGTCGGGCCGGTTGAACAGGAAGAATCCATCGACGAAATCGACCTTGTCTGCGCCCAGAAAAGCGGGGTCACTCACCAGCGACATGACATTTGTCGCCAGCTTGACCGTAAAGCCCTTCACCGTGCCGTCAACGATGAACAGATCGGTGCCGTTATCGACCATGGAAACCGGTCCAGACAATGAAGTCAGCGCACCTATTTGCGTGTAGACGTTCGCCGAACTGACCGAGTAGGCGTTCGGGCCAACAACCTCGTACCGGTTGCCATTGCTCGCGGTGTAGATGCCGCGCGATTCACCCGCAACCGGCGGCGTCGAGACGAGTGTCAGGCCGGGCGTAGGGTAATAGGTGAATGGGCACGGCGCGTCTTGCGGGTTTGCTTCGGCATACAGGTTGACCGAACGCTGTGCTTCGGCGATCACGCTGCGCGTCTGATAGGCGCCGGTGGTGAGCGGGACTCGCATCAGTTCGATTCCGTGTCGCTATAGATGTTGTAGCGCGACTTCGTCATCAGGCCGCGCGGCATCGTCAGTTGAGGAATCTGCACGTTCATCCGCTTCACTACGCGCTTGGCGTTCATCGCAAGGCGCACCAATGCCGGCGAAGGATCAAGCCCGTACGACGGCGCGAGATAGACCGCGAGGTTGTAGCGGATTGCAGCTAGATACGGCGGCGGCAGGTTGACTGCGGTCCCGGCAGTCGCAAGCTGCGGCAGCGTGTCCATCGTCACGATGTGCAGCTCGTAGCTGCTATTCGGGACCGGGTACAGAAACAGATTACCGAGCGGGAAATCCGAGTCGTAGAACGCATATTCCGGGAAGGAATTCAGCGTTTTCAGCGAGATCCGCGCATAGTCCTCGCGCGCGTCGATCATCGAGATCGGATAGTCGACCGCGCTGCCGGCGCCGCTGCTCGCGAGCCGCGCATAGGCCGCATTGATCTTGATCGGGCGCGTGATGTTGAAGTCACCGCCGAGGCCGACCGTGTATGAAACCGACCCGTTCGCCTGGTGCGCTGTGTCGATCAAGTGGAAAACGCTGAGACGCTCCGCCGCCCACTGGCCGAGCATCATATTGAGCGTCGCCAGCGCGTCGGCCGTGTCTTCAGCAGAGACGGACTGACCGATACCGAGCGCGCCGATATCCTTCAGCGCCAGCGTGATCAGGTCGGTTCCGGTCGTCATGCCGACTCCAGCGCCGCGCGGATCTTGTCATTCGACCAGCGCTTATCGATCTTCACGCCCTTTTCGTCGGCGATCTTGATCAGCGCCTCGCGCTCGTCGCTCTGCTCGATCACAGGCTCAAGCGCGGCCTCTTCCTCGGCGCTGTGCACAAGCACGCTGCCGACCCACTTCGGGTAATGCTGGAACGTGTCGGCGTCGACGTGCACTTTCGGAGGCACGTGCTGATGATCCGACCAGCCTTCGCCGAGCGCTTCCAGTTCCTCGCGCGAATGCACAAGGCGTTCTTCCTTGCCATTGCGCGTCCACTTCGGGAACTCCTGATATTCGTAGGGCATGAACCACTCCGCAAGTAAGCAGGGGCCGCACGTTGAACCGAACATGACGGCCCCTTGATCAATCAGCCGGCGATACGCGTTGCAAGCTCGGCGTAAATCGGGCGCCATCCGTACAGAACGTCAATCCGGCAGGGGAACGTGTCCGTGCCGATCGCGTACTGACGCACGATCCGCATGGAGATGCCCTTGTGATTGCGGCGACCAGCGAAGTCCACGCCTTCCGGCATTTGCAGATCAGCCGTGGCGAGCGTGAATGCGCTCTTGTGATACGCCAGGTTCACGGTGTACTGAGTCGATGCGGCAACGTCCCACGTGACCACGGCAGCGTTCGCCGGGCCGGCGGTGACGGTCTGATACTGCTGGTTCGATGCGGACGTGTTGATAGCCGGGAAGATCGACAGCGTTGCATTGCCCGAACCGTCAGCCGTCGCAGCGGTCAGCACCGTGAACTGGCGCAGCACGCGCGTCGACTGGCGCGATTGCGGGTTCACCGCGAACACACCGGCGATCGTGAACGTGTCACCGGCTGCAACGGTGCCGGCAGCGCCGAGACCGGTCACAAGCAGCGAGCTACCCGTCTGACCTGCGCCCGATACCGTGCCGTTGGTGCGCGTGCCTGCGGTCGCCTGGCGGATGTTCTGGTCCATGCCGATGTCGAAGCCCAGCGCCGGAACGAAGATGCCGCTTGCGTACTGATCGCTGATCTTCGTCGGCGCATTGAACAGGCCAGCGGCCGACTTCACCATCGAACCGTTCGCAGCCGGGTCCCAGACGACCGTGCGCTGACCGTCGCGCGGCGTAGCTTCCTGATCAAGGCGCGTGCCAGCAGCCAGCAGCGTTGCGATGTCGTTCGGCGTGGTGCCGGCGGTGCCAACCTGATTGGCGACCGTGGTGTACAGACCAACACCGTCGAAGTCGATCTTGTTGGCGATCGTCGCCATCGCGGGCGACAGATAGCGCTCAGCGAAGTCGTCGATGTTCAACGTCAGTTCCTGCGACGAGAACGTGAAGTCAACGTGGAACTGCGTGTCGAGCGTGACCGGCACGACGGTTTCCACCACGTTTTCGACAGCCAGCGCGGGGCCGGTCGTACCGACGAAGCGAACCGGCTTGCGCACGTTCACGGTCGATCCGATCTTCGCGCCCTTGACGGCGAATTCGTCGCTGTATTCCTTGTTCACGCGCGACGAGAACGCCAGGTTGTTTTCAAGGATCATCAACGACTTGTCGAGGATCTTGCTGGTATTAAGAAGGGTATTGCTCATTTTTCAGCCTCATTTGGAGCCGTGTTTCTTCCACCACGCGATCTGGTCAGCCGTCGTCGCGAACTCTTCGGGCTCGACAGGCGCAGACCGTCCGCCGATCGGATTTATCGGTGCGGGGGCGTTGGAAACGGGTTTGGGTTTTGCCTGACCGACCGTCGATTCGAGACGGGCCAGTTCAAGCGCCATGCGCAACGGAGGAAGTGACAGCAGGCGTTCAGCGGTTTCCGGGTTCTGGCCGAGGTGATGCAACACCTTGTGGCCGGCATCCATCGCCGTGACGGCTTCGAGAAACTCGGGCGATGCGCCACCGAGCATCTGGAACGTCCGCAGCGACGAATCCCAATCCGGGAATTCGGTCTTGCCCGCATCGAAAACCTTGTTGCAGGCGTCGTCGAACTTCTCTTGCTGAATGAGCTTTTTCGCTTCGGCGCGAATCTCGTCAGGCGTCATGCGTCGATCGGTCTGCTGCTCGCCGGTCGATTGCTGGCCCTGACTTGCTCGCGCCTCTGCGTCGGCTGCCCGTCGCAATGCCTCATGTTTCTCCCGCGTGAGCTGGTCGATGCGGCGTTGAACCCAGTCGTTCTTGGGCTTTTCCTGCTGCGTCTGCTCGACTGCTGCGGCGGATTGATCAGTGCCCGATGGCTGATCTACTGCTGCGGGCGGTTGCGCCTGTTCCGTGGAGGCCGTAGGCGTGACGTTCTCTACTTCGGGTGAAGCGTTCTCTTCGGTTTGCATGGACGTGTCCAAGGATTGAGCCCGGTGATGCCGCACCGGTACGGAATGCAAAAAGGCCCGCTCTCAGTGAAGAGAAGCGGGCCTTCTGGAAATCTGTGTTGCTATACTTGCCGTCGAGGTTCAGCGTTTGATGCGGTGCTAGCCCAATTCAAACGTGCAGGCTGATAAATGGAAATGTCGCCGCCATCGAGGCGGAGCCTGTCGGTTCGATTCCGGCCCTGCCGAACCTCCTCCCAATTCTTCCTAGCGCTGACCGCCGATGATGTACTGCTCACTCGTCGGCACGATCGCGCCGGCCGTCGTGTTCACGAACTGGATCGCCAGCGTGTTCGCCGCGGAGACGCGCACATTGCCAATCGACAAACCGACCTGATGCGATGCCTTGTTCACATCGATCGAATCGCCTACGGCAAGGCCAGGAACGGTGAACGTCTGCTCAGCGCTCGTGTTGGCCGCGACGGATGCCGGCGTGAGCGTTTGCGCGATGCGATACAGACCAACGATCGGCGTCGTGCTGCCGAGATCCTGAATAATTCCTGTGTAACCGGCCATTTAGGCCCCCTATTGAGGTTGAGCGGGCAAAGAAAAACCCGCGCTCGGCGGGTTCGGTTGGGGCTGCTGTTGCTGCTGCGATGGATCGGGCGGCGCACCGCTCGGCATCGGCTGAATCTGGCTCGGATCACCGGTGCGCAACGTCTCCGCCACCAGGTGCGCAGCGATCGCGGCGATGAGTTCCGGCGCCATGTCGGGCGCAATGGCCTTCAGGCGGTCGGTCTCAGCCTTGTAGGCGTCGATCTGAACATGATCGTCCTCGCGCCCTTCCGTGCGGGACTTGTCCTGAAGCATCTGGCTCATGTGCTCGATCATCTGGCCCATTTGCTGGATCTTCTGCTCCATGTCCTGCTCAGTCGGCGTCGGGCCTTCGCCGAGGATCGCCGCCGGTATCGTGCGATGCAGGCGTTCGGCGACCTCGTCAGCCATCGGGAAGTCGGCAGCCTTAAACAGCAGATCGCCCGCGACCTTCATCAGGTCCTGATCCTGCGACATGATCTGCGTGAGCGCGTGGAATGCTTCCTGACGGCGCGTTTCGTAGTTCGGGCCGACCTCAACCGTCACGTCGTAGCGGCCAATGCCGGGGTTGTAGATCAGTTGCGCGGCCTGCGCAGCACTCAGCTTCGAGTTGTCGGCCGGCGCAGGCTGCGGATTGCCCTGCTGATCGCCCACGGCATGCTGCTGCTGCGGATTGATCTGCGCGAAGTCCTCGCTGCCATCCTCGCCCACGATGCGCACCACGCGTTCCGTGTCATACACCTTCGGGATGAGGTCAACCATGATGCGGCCGGTGTAGCGGATCGCCCGGGCAACGTTGTCAATGAAGTGATATGTCGCCTTGTCGCCCTGGCGCTGACGTGCAGCGATGGCCACACCAGCATCAGCATTCGACGGTGCGCCGAACTGCTCCTGATACTGGCCACTGGTCATCATCAGTTCCTGCTGCGCCGTCTGCATGGCTTGCAGGTATGCAGAAGCGCCTACAGGCGGCTGCTCGCGCTGCGGACGGTGGATTTCATTGCCTTCCTCGTCGCGGCTGTTGTAGGGCAGAATCGCCTTGTTATCCTTGTTCGCGTTCGCCCACTCGTCTTCAAATCCTTCGATGGCTTCGGCCGGCGCGACGTAGGGCGTCTTGGTCTGCAACGCGATGTATTCGACGTTGGCCGAGGTCATGTAGTTGTACATGCGCTGGCCGTCTTTCATGTTGCGCGTGTGGCCTTTGCGCTCGACCTTGCCATTGATGACGA